CCCCATATTATAAGTTCACTTAATGTAGTTGAATTATCTCTAAAATCTATAGCATAAAAATTTGCACCACCTGTTGCAATAGAACCTGTTAATTCAAATCTTTGCCATTCTTCTGTAATTGTAAAAGTGTTATTTGTGTTTGAATGATAACTCATTAAACTTGCAGTACCTGTACCACTTACTGTTCTTGCATATATACTTCTAGTAGCAGTTACAGAAGATTCTGCACTTGTATATAAACTTGAACTACCAATAACCCCACTTACTTTTGTTGCAGTTAAAGTTCCATCAGGTGCTAATTGACCTGTTGTTAAAGTTGGTGGAGTACTACCACCTGTTGAATATTGACTAAAATCATTTGGGTATTGTAATGTATTAGCATAAGGACTACCATTTTGAATACCTCTTGCGAAGTTATCACCACCACCTAGGTTAACCATTTCAGCGTAGTTATTTTCTTTGTAAAACTCCACTGTAACAGGTGAACCATTTGTTTTTATATAAGGTGTTGCTTGTGTTTGTTGTTCTAACTGTGCACCCCAAATGTAAAGACCATCAGAATCATTACCTGAAAAAGTTTGCAACCTTGTAGATGTAGAACTTTCAGCAATAGATATTCTAAAAGCTATAATGTCAAAAGCAGAATTATATGTAGCCGAACATCTATACCAATCATTACCTAAATTTTCAATTTTTCCAATCATAACATTAGAAGAACCTAAAGAGCCATTTTCTAAATCAAAATTAATAAAAACAGAACCACTTCGTGCATCTGTTAATTGTATTACTGAATACTCTCCTTTTTTTGCAAAAACACTAACTGTTAAATCTCCTACTGATGCATTGTTTAATTTTATTGCTTGTCTACCACTACTTGAACCTGCTATTAATTTTGTAGCATTAGAAGTTCCTGTAGGAGATGTTGTTGCATTAGATGTAATACTTGAATTACCATCTATAGTCCACTCATTAAAATCTTCACTATATGTTAAGGTGTTAGTAGTAGATGATTTTCTTTGCCCAGGAATACCATTTGATTTTACGTATGGAGTAGCTATTGGGTGTTCTTCTAGTTGTGCGCCCCATATATTGTATTGTGTTGCGGTTGCACCATTGTCATCAAGTGTAGCCGATAAAGTACCTGATGTTGAATTAAAAGTACCTGTAACTATATGTCTTTTCCAATCGCTTGTTAGTGTAACATTTAGACCTATTCCTTGGTTTACATTATTTGAAATTTGCAATCTTAATGTTCCTGAGCCTTTTAAATAAACTGAAAAAGAGTATGATTTACTCGCAGGATTTCCTCCTGTTATAAGATATAAATCGTTACTACCACTACCTGTTAATCCACTTACTGTACTTGCGTTTTGTGTACCATCAGGAGAAATATTATCATTTGGAGAGACATCTGTAGTACCTGTTTTACTCCATTGAGTAAAATCTTCACTATAAGTTACAAGATTAGTAGTAGATATATGATCAAGGCTAGGACTTAATTGATCTGATATTACAGGAAAACCATCATTAGTTCCACTACCCATTCTCCAATAACCTACTAAGTTAGATGAAGATTCATAAGCTGCTTGATCTGTCATTAAGTCAATAGGTAATCCGTGATTGTATAAAGAAGATACTTCATCAGCAGTTAGTGTAGTGTTCCATAAACCTACTTGACTCATTTTACCATCAAAACAATGGTCAGTTGTATCATTGCCAGAACCAAAAACTATTGATTCAGTTATGTCTAAAGTAATACCTGTTACTACAACGTGATGCCAATTACCATCAGTAGGTGCTGAATTGTCTAATATACCATCAACATATATAGTTCCATCTGAAGAAGCTAAAACATTAGAACCAATTGCAAAATATATCCAACCTGTTCCTGAATTAGACCTTGCATCAATTATAAATTGATACCCACTATTACTATCTCTATTTACCCAAGCAGATATAGAACCTGTAAAATCACCTACATAATTAGCCACTAACTTATCATCAACACCATCAAAATTAACTTGCTTAGTGTTAAATAATACAGGATTTCCAGATTGATAATTGTTTCTATTTACAAGTAAATCAGTTGGGACACCTTGATTATATAGTGATGCTACTTCTAATGATGTTAATGCTCTGTTATAAGCACCTACTTCTGTTATTTTACCATCAAAAAGGGCAGATTCTGCATAAGAAACACTTCCTATTCTTGCGTTTGTTGTTGTAGATATTGTTTCTGATGTTGTTGCATTAGCTAATTCTACTCCATCAATATACAACCTTGCAGTTGTACCATCATAAGTTCCACACACAAAATACCATCTATTTGCTTCTCTAGTATCAGCAGCAGTATCAATATTTACACCATTTACTTCGTATCTAAAATTAGATGAACTTCTATAAACTAATCTAATACCATCAGATGAAGTATCAGATGCTGAAAAAATCATATTATTTGCGTTAGTAACACCTGAATATGCCCAACCACATATTGTATGATTAGTGTAGCTAATAGGTTCGCTTAGTTGTAAATAATCATCTATACCATCAAAGTTCATACTCTTAGTAGAAGTAAGTAATGGATTTGCACTTTGGTAATCACCAGAGTTAACTAATAAGTTTGTGGCTTGGTGTTTTAGTTCTTGTAATGTTACGCTATTTAATGTTATATCTACATCTGCACTTGCTCTATAAAAAGACACAGAAGATGTGGTTGATGTAGGAGTTACTATTCTAGTTGTTACACCTGATGTATCAAAAATTTCTGATATACCTGCTACATCTATTTTTATAGAACCACTTGTTACACTTGCTACATCTACAATTAATTTATAAGTTGTACCTGAAGTTAGTGTAAGACCTTGTGCAATTAATTGAGTTACAGGACTTGTATTTAAAAATTTTAATCTTGCAGTAGAACCATTAAATACAACATAATTATCTGCATCTGCATTTGCAACTTCCCAATTCTGTGCTACTTCTTTGACTGATATGTTGTCTATTGAGCCTGTAAAAGAACTACTATTAACATATATAGAGCCGTTAGGAGTTCCTGATGTGCTAAAGTAAAGGTTATGTGTACCTAAACCTAAGTTTAGTGCTATGGTTTGGTAACTACCATTGTAATAATATAAATGAATAGTTCCACTTGTTAAGGTTTTAACTTCTATTGTAAATTTGTAAGATTTACTAGAAGCAATGCCAACATTTTGATATAATTTTGCACCACTTGTGCCATCACAACTTGCTACTCCATCACTCATACTCCAACCTGCATCAAAAGTCCAATCTATCCCAACCTCTTTTACTGATACGTTGTCTATAGAACCTACAAAGCCACTTCCTGTAAAAAAATTAATATAAGGATAACCATCTTCTTTTATGTAAAAAGTAAATGTGCCAACCGAATTAACTATACTGCTACTTGCGTTGCTACCTACTCTAACATCTAAACTACCTGATGTATAAGATGAACAAACTACAACAACTTTATTTATAACACCACTACCTAAAGAAAGAGATTGATATGCAGTATTTCCTGCACCACTAAAATTTATGTTTAGCTTATTGTTAATTATGGTAGTTCCTGCACCCTTTATCCAATCACTATCTGTAGAAAAGTCGCCATTTGTTACTTGCTCTGAACCTTCTTGACTAAAATCTCCATTAGTTACTTCTTCGTTTCCTATCTGACTAAAGTTACCATTAGCTACTCTGTTTGGAGAGTAGTAAGTATTATACATACGAGTAATCTCAGCTTGTGTGAGTTCTCTATCGTAAACAGCAAACTCATCTATCTGTCCTATAAATGAATTACCTCCTGATTGTTGGTCGCTACCTATTGTTAATGATTCTGTGTATGCTTCTAAATTTCCTGATGTTTCTATTAGGTTTACTGTTTGTAAAATTCCATCACAATATAACTTACAATTACTTAAGTTATTAGGTTCTGAATAAACCACCCAATGATGCCACTCTCCATCATCAATAGCAGTTGTATCATTCCAATAAACATAATATCCTACACCTAAATACAATAATGGTCTATCTCCACTCCAATTAAAATGAAAACCACCCTCAGATGCGTTACCGTGTCCAAACACACCTCTATTTTGCCCTGTTTCACTTGCTTTACACCACATAGAATAAGTAGTAGGTTGTGCTACAGTATCTGCACCATCAGTAATAATCCTATCATCTACTCCATCAAAGTCAATAGAATACTTATTTACAAATTTGTATATTGGTTGAGTAGTAAGAGTAAGTTTATTACCTAATGATAGCATCGTTATATATTTTAGTTACTAAAGTGTTTGTTGATCTACTATGCTTTATTAAGCATTTCTATTTCCATCATGTTCTGAATAACCAATAGCTAGACCACTTGTCAAAGTGATAGAGGTTACCCTCATGAATAATGTCATCCCTGCAGGAATAGTTGTTACTAGAGCAGAAGCATTTGTTACTTCAGGAGCTGTGATTGCAGATATAACACTTTCTTGTACAAAGTAGATTGCATAAAAGTCTTTAGAAGATTGTGCAGTAGTTGTGAACACCTCAGTCCCACTACCTTTCCCTAACATCTCAAAGAGTAGGGTATTGTCATTATCGTATGAACTCATTATATTTCTTTTTAAAAATTAATTTTGTACAAAGATATAATAACAACATATTTTTTAATACCTTATTTCTATATAAATATTAAATATAAAATTATTTCCAAAAACCATGTGTTTATTAAATAAAAAAACACTACCTTAACAAACTCTAAGAAGTAAACTAATCTCTTCTTCTCGTTTGTAACTCTATAGAGATCATTGCTGCTCATATCGCACCTAATAATCTTGCATAAAACATACTAATTATAAAATAGAACTTTGAAATTTTTTTAGTAACTATTATAGCCTAGTTATAAAATTGAACTTTGGTTTTGGTTATGTGTGTTTATGTGGCTAAAAGCAGGTAGGTCTCAGATTGACGGAATTGAAATTCTCCTCTATTAGTTACAAAAAGTAACAAAACAATTACTGACACATTGACATATTAAAAACTGTTTAATTTGGTTTTAGTTTGAACTTAAACTGTAATAAATGGTTGTAAATCTTTCTTTTTTTACTTTGTTTGCATACAAATCAAGACAAAAAAATTAAAATACAATACTTTTAATTAACTAAGATTAACACTAATAAAACAAAGTAACGTATATAAACAAACGTTTAAACACTGTTTTAAGACTGTTTAAAAGACTTTTATATTAAATCAATACTAAAGTATAAGCATAAAAAAAGGCACTAATAAAAGTACCTTTCTTAATATTGTTATTTAGTGTTTGATCTATTTAAATTCTGTAATTAGTTCTTTTATTTCTTTATTAGTATAGTAATAAGAACTTTTTAGAATATGTATTAATGTTTTAATATTAGTTTTTTTATATAGTGTTGATAGTTCTGTATTATCATTAACACTATTAATATATTTATTAATAATAAAAGATAATTCATTAATTAAATTTTGTTTTTGTTTTGAAATATTCATATTGTTTTTTAGTTTAAATTAATATTATCCAGTACAAAACCAGATGTATCTTTCTTTGCGTCTCCTTTAGCTGTTAATCCTAAAATAACGTTTTTGTTATATATCATCTCTAAATCAGACTTATCACCATCTATAACTTTAAAGCCTTTATATTTTTGTGGTAAACCATTTTTAAAAACAGCTGCAACATTACCACCAAATCGTAAAGCTTTTAATATATCATCTTGATTATCTTCTTTTCTGGATAAAGTTAAATGATAATTAGTATTAATATACTTTTTTAATTTACCTAGTATTGCAGTATAATCATAAAAAATAATGTTTTTATATTCTTTATCATTAAGCAAATCAATATTATTATATTTTTTTATTAAAGCAATAAAATCTTGGTCTGTAGTACCATTTAAACGAATTGCAATTTTTTTGTTTTGTTTTATTGATTTGGCTGCAATTTTTGTAATTTCTTTAGTTAATTGATCAATAAAATTTATTTTATCATTTATATAATAATTAGATTTATTTATTCTAGCTGTTTTTACATTGCTAAATTTTCCCCTTCCTGCGCTATATAAACACGCTGCAAGGCATCCCTTCGATGCTTTAGGGCAAAGGTTAATATTTTTGTTATTTTGTTTAGCTGGTGACAAATAAAGGATATAACTTTCAAGGTTATTTTTAGCTGTTTTACTGTTTGTATTTCCTTTACTTAGTAACTGTTTTGGTATTTTATAAGATGTACTTATCATTTGTTTTTAGTTTTAAATTAATATTATATTTTATCTAGTATTGATCCGAGCATTAATAGCCCAATTGAACTAATAAAAAATATTATAAAAATAATAGTATTGCATAATATATTTTTAAAGATGTTTTTTTTATTTCTGTTTATTGGTTTTTGTTTTTCTAAGATATTTAATTTCATATTATTGTTTTTTATTATTAATAAATTCTTTTGCATCTTTTAAGCTATAAACTTTAGCCCTTAACATTTCTAAATCTCCATATTTATTTGGCTTGTCAAATTTTTCTACAACCCAGAATTCAACCCTGTTTTTATTATTTGTAAATGTTTCTATAATATACATAATTTTATTTTTTTAATTGTTTTAAGTTGATACAAATATATAAACTTTTAACAAACAAAACAAAAGAATGTTAAAAAATAATATGTTAATTTGTCAGTTAATTAATTGATATTTAAGAAGTTACTACATAAGACACTAGAACAAAAACACTAAAAATCTCTTGATCTTAGGCAGTTCCAACAGTTTCGCAACAGTTTCGCAGTTTCGTAACAGTTTCGCAACAGTTACAAAAATATTTTTTAAAATTTTGTAAAAAAAAAGAGTATAAATTAATATACTCTTTAATATTGCTGTTAATAGCTTTTTAATCGCTTATAAGATACTTTTGCTTATTAGCTGATAAAGATATAAGATTATTGCAATTAATCATTCTATGGGCTTGTTTTTGCATATCAAATACAGTTATAAGATTATGTTGAGATGGATCAAAGTTAAGTCCAACACCCTTAACACCTTTCTTAACTTCTAGCCTTGCATTCATTAGTCTATGCGTACCATCTTTTTTTATAAACTCTACGTTAAATATTTGAGATTTATTATTATATATAAGCTCTTTAGCTTGATCTGTTGTTATTGTATTCATTTTATTATTGTTTTTAGTTAGTTATTTATAAGAGATACCCCTAGTACCCCCCTGTACCCCCTATACCCCCTAGCACCCCCCAAAGAGTATCGCTAGTATACATAAGAATGTTAGTGTAGTATCGGAGAAATTAGTTACTGGTAATTTTCCACTCATAATTATTCTTTTATTTTATTTAACAAGGCATTGCTATGTATATCAAAGATATTATTTAGCACATTTCTTTGTTGTAATAAATTATCTTCTTTTTTAGATACTAATAAATTTGGGAATGTTTCTAACATATCTGTTCTAAATTCATCATATGTTAAAAATTCATCTGTTTCATGATGTTTAGGCTTATTTTTTAACCAATATTCATATAGTTTTTTATCTTCATTATCATCTACATTTATATGTTTATCGCCTAACATATCATTTAATTTGTTTTTAAATTCATTTAATTTCATTTGTTTAATTGTTTTTAGTTAGTTATTATTTATTTATAAAGTTTTTAAAAGCAAACTCAAAAGCTTCTTTTCTATCTTCGTTTATTGGCTTGTTATTTTCTTGGATCTCATTAGTTTCTGTTGTGTTGATCACACCACTTAAAAAACCAAATCCATAAGTTGCAATTGCTAGTCCTACTGTTAGTATAATATCCATTTTATTAATTTTTAATTTTACTTTTTTTGTAATCCTTCAGCACATATTTAGTCATATCGTTGTTTACAGAAATATTTTTACTAAAATTATAATCCTCATAAATTCTAGTAAATTTATTTTTTACTTCTTGCTTACCACTATATGCAAAATAGTCATTCAATTCTATTGTATTTTGTTTATACAATTTATCTAGTTCTTTTTGTTGTTTAAGCTCTAAAATTAACATCTTATTTATTGTCATATTCCCATGCACTTTCGCAATGTTCTCCACATTTATAACATATTTTTAAGTCTGTGTCCATCTTCGCTTCACAACAATTACTTTTATTGCTCCACTCCTCTTCGCATCCACAGTCATCTTCACTATTACAAATAACACAGTTTTCTTTTTCTATAGTATTTGTATTATATCTAGGATCATTATAATTTTGGTATGTTCCCTCGTACCATTGTTGGTAATTGTACATATTTAATTGTTTTTTTTGACAAATATATAAAAAAATATTTAATAATCAACATAATGTTTATAAAAATGTTAATAAGACAATATGTCAGAAAATATAAGTGTATGATAATAAGTGATTTAGGAAAATCGTGGTCAAAATGCCCTATGCAAAATACCTAGCAGTTTCACAGCAGTTTCACAGCAGTTTCATGTACCATTCTAAGGTTTCAATGCAATCATCAAGACCTTTGCAAACAACAGCATAGTACCCTTCGTTGTTTAAATCTTCTATCCATTCCTTTTGATGTTTAGATGGGTAGCATTTCTTATCTGCTTTGACTTCTATAAAAAGTCCTGAGTAATGTGAGTTTGTTTTTAGTATCTGCATATCAGGAAAACCCTTGACATATCCAGTCTTTTTAGCGAGTATTGCCTGTTTCATAGATGTTCTTATACCACCTAAACTGGCACAGTATCTTAGATTTGGGTATTGCAACTTAATGTATGTACAAAATGCAGACTGTACTGTTGCTTCTTTATTCATTGTAGGTTGTACCTTTGATTAGTTGGTACATGAGGGGTTGTGATACTTCGTATTTACGAGCAAGTGCTGAAACTGATATACCCCCCCTATGGTACTCCCCCCTTATCCCCTCTGCTTCTTGGAAGGTAAACTTTCTTTTAGAATAACCACCACCTCTGTTATCCTTTCTATCTGATGTTCTTATTTTTCTTATCTTAGGCATAATTAAAATCTATCTGTTGTAAACCCATACTGATCTTCAACCTCAACATCTGTTATTGTTATTACTACTTTATCTAATTTCTTTTTGTTTAGATAGCAAATGCGATTATGTATCTCTTCATCTCTCTCTATCGTTTTTATATTGTCTGTTAATGCAAATGTATCTATAACACCATTCTTGCCTTTACTTGCAGCTCCTTTGTTTCTAATATTGTATTTTACAAATACTCTAAAGATTGGCTTTTGCATTACGATTAATTTTTTCTAACTCAAATTCTAAATGAGCTATAGCTTTCTGCAAACAATCTACAGGAGTATCATGCTTGTGATAACTTCGTAAGATGTAAGTTGTTGCAGTAGCAAGGTGGTATGGTAAGTCAAAATTATCACAAACCATTCTAGCTTCATAACCATTCTTACCTTTGTAGTAGTCAGGTACTCTGTTGTCAGACTTAGCATCCATTGATCTAGTACCAGTAGGAAATAACCCACCAGTTCTTGTTATGTGTTCTTTTTCTAAACCTAATTCTTCCTTACTCATTTTCATTTTAGGGTTTACTGTTGTTGATGTTGAGTTTCTATCAAACTCATAATAATATTTACTTTTTTCTGTCATTGTCTTTTAGTTTTTTGTTTAAATTTTTAAGTAATTGCTCGTTCTCATACTGAGATAATTTGTTGTCTAGGTAAATTTTAACTA